GGGATCCCCGTCGAGGCGTGGTCGATGCCGGCGAAGGACGAGCCGTCGTCTCCGCCGAAAAAGCCGCGAGCACCGGGCTTGCGGCGGGCGTCACGAGGCGCCGCTCTCCCCGAGCTCTGGGCCACCGTGGAGCAGATCGACGCGGCCCTCGACGCTCTCGACGTCGATGCCCCGGCCACGCACCGAGCCGCGCTGCTACGGACCCGGTCGGACACGCTCGACAAGATCGCCAAGCTCCAGGGAGAGGGCGAACTCACCGAAGCGCAGGTGCTGAGGTCGAGGCCGTGGCGAACGCTCATGGCTCGCATCGCGCCGATCCTGGAGCGGCATCCCGAGGTCGCTGCGGAGATGGCCTCCGCGCTCGAGGAGGTCGAGGGCTAAGGTATGCGCACGGCGGCTCGGGTGCAGGCTAGGTCACGAGCTCGCTCCCCGTCGGTATGCGGAGAGTTCGCTCGAATCGCTCGGAGTGCCTCACGATCGCGCGCTATCGACCTCTCCGGCTACCGTGGTCGCCCTGTCGCGTTCCAGCGCGAGATCCTCAGGTACGAACCGATCGATCCTCAGGTCCGCGTCCTAGAGACCCTCGAGAGGCGTGGACGGTGTGCGGTCCCGTCAGGCCGCGCGATGGGCAAGTCCCGTCTCGATGCTGGCGAGGCGCTCTACTTCGCCGCCACACGTCCGCGTTCGTGCGTGGTGCTCATCGCACCGACGTTCAAGCAGATCCAGAAGATCCTCTGGGAGGAGCTCCGCGCTCTGTACCTGGCCGCGTATGACCAGCTCGGCGGAGAGTGCGCGCTCCTGCGAGCACCGGCGCTCGACTTGGCAACGGGTCCAGGATTTTCGGGATCACCGGCACGCAGCCCGAGGACGTCGCGGGAATCCGAGCCCCTGAGATGCTGGTCATCGCTGACGAGGCGAGCGGCATCCCTGACACGACGTTCGACGTGCTCGACGGCAATCTCGCCGGCGGCGGTTGGATGCTGCTCACCGGCAACCCCACGCGTGCCACTGGGTATTTCCGTGAGGCTTGCCGCTCGGAGCGATGGGACCACGTNCACCTGCCGTCGACGATCTCGCCGAACGTCCTCGCTGGTCGGATCGTCGTCCCTGGCGTCGCNACGCTGGAGTGGATCGAGGCGCGGCGTCAGGAGTGGGGAGAGGACTCCCCGCTGTACAAGATCCACGTGCTCGGCGAGTTCGTCGAGCTCGAAGANGGCAAGCTTTTCCCGGAGTCACTCGTTGCGGAGGCCGANGAGCGCTGGAGCGAGACGCCCGCAGCCGGCCGNCTGGTGATCGGCGTCGACCCTGCCGGCGAGGGCGAGGACGGCGACGAGAGCGCGTTCGCATACCGTCGCGGGCGAAAGGTCATCGGCATNCGAGCGAAGCGCGGTCTGTCTGCGGACGCGCACGTCGCCGAGGTGCTCGACGTCATCNCCGAGGTGCTCGGACCTCGCAGGCCGAGTGCCCGCCGGACCCCGCCGCTCGTCGTNGTCGACCGCGACGGATACGTCGGCGCGCGCGTATATGCGGCGCTAGCAGCGTATCAGAGTCAGCACGAGGACGCGTTCGAGCTCCGCGGCATCCGCAGTGGCGAGCGCGCGAAGCGCATGCCGCTGCACATCGATCGCGTTCGCGATGAGGTGTGGTTCGCGCTGCGCGACGCGTTCCGCGATGGGCTGGCCATCCCTGAGGACNTGAAGTTGGAGCGCGACCTGTCTGCGGTTCGACTCGAGCGGCACATCTCNGGGAGGTCGAAGGTNACNAGCAAGGATGAGCTTCGACGCGAGCTCGGACGCTCGCCCGACCGAGGCGACGCGCTCGCCCTATGCGCGGCGTTCGACGGAGAGTCTGACGATGTCGAGGCCGGCTCCGAGAATGACTCGAGGCTTGCGCCGGACCCGTACGAGGCCGAGCCGGAGAGGTCGTTCGATCCGTACCAGGCGCTGGAGAGGTGGAGGTCATGAGGTCGGAAGGGGCACGTATGCTCGGCGCGCTGGACATGACGCAGGCGGAGATCGCGAGGCGAATAGGTGTCCGTCAGCCGACGATCGCCGGTTGGATCTCTGGGCAGCACGTACCGAAGCCTCACCACCGCCGGGCGCTACGAGACGCATTCGGCATCCCATTCGAGGCATGGCCTGCGGACGCNGAGGCTGAGGAGCTACGAGAGCAGGTGCGGACCCTGCAAATCGCACTCAAGACCACCGTCGACGAAGCCGCCGAGTTGCTCGATGCGGTATTCGCGGTGGTGCAAGACCCTGAGGTGCTCGCCAGGATCTGCGATAGGCTCAGCGATACGATTCGNCGATAGGTTATAGGAGCCTCCTATCAGTGCTCGGGCCATACTGCCCGCGTGAGCCGGAGGACGCCCGAGGTCGTGTCGATCAAGCGCGTGTTCATCGAGCGCGCACGGGCGATCATCGCTGCGCGGCAGGCATCTCGGCAGCCACCTCGCCCNGCGCTCCCGGATGATGACGTCGAGGTGTCGGTACCGAGCCTCGACCCGTACCAGGCACTGGGCACGTGGCGATGAAGCTGCGCGAGTTCATCGCCGCTCTGCTCGGGATCTCGGCGTACGCGCCTCCGCAAGATGCTGCCCTGCTCGTCGCTCCGTCCGAGACGCACGTCCGCCGGATTCGGAGGATGCTCGGAGGGCAGATCGTTCCGCTGCCCGTCACGCAGACGCGATGGTACTTCTCTGACCTCGAGTCTGCGCAGCACCAGGCGGACAAGGGCGATCTCTCCTCGGCGGCGAGACTCTGCCGTGCCATTCGCCGCGACGGCATCATCGCTGGTGTCCTCTCGACGCGAGCCAACGGCATCGTCGCGCTGCCCAAGCGGATCACCGGCGACGATGAGATGGTCCGCGCGCTCGAGGGTCGAGACGGTACACGCAGCATCTTCGATGCGATGTGCCCTGCCTCGGAGCTCGTCGCGCTCGCTATCGACGGCCTTCTGCTTGGCGTGTCGATCGGCGAGCTCGTCCCGGTCGAAGGGCGCGACTATCCAGTGCTCGTTCGTCTCGAGCCGGAGTTCTTGCGGTATCGCTGGAACGAGAATCGCTGGTACTACCTCTCGACTGCCGGCGCTCTCCCGATCACCCCAGGCGACGGCCGATGGGTACTCCACGTCGACGGGCCTCGCATTGCTCCTTGGCAGGCCGGACTCTGGCACGCACTCGGTAAGGCGTTCATCGCCAAGTCGCACGCTGAGATGCACGCGGCGAACTGGGAGGCGAAGCTAGCGAACCCAGCTCGCGTCGCGATCGCTCCGCAGGGCGCGAGCGAGATCCAGAAACAGAGCTGGTTCCAGAAGGTGATGGCCTGGGGGGTCAACACTGTGTTTGGGCTGACCCCCGGCTACGACGTCAAGCTGCTCGAGTCGAACGGCCGTGGATGGGAGAGCTTCCAGAAGACGATCGAGCGGAGCGATCGGGAGGCGATCATCGCGGTGACCGGATCGACGGTGCTTGTCGACGGAGGCACCGGATTCGCGAACGCGGACGTTCACAAGTCGATCCGAGCGGACCTCATCGAGTCCACCGCTCGAGCTCTCGAGCATACGATCAACACGCAGGTCATCCCGCAGTGGGTCGCCCAGCGATGGGGCGAGGAGGAGCTCGATCGCGCACCGGCTATCGCTTGGGACACGACTCCGCCGAAGGATCAGAAGGACGACGCGGACGCTCTCGAAGCCTTCGGCAAGGCGATCGCTTCTGCAAACGAATCGCTCGCGTCGTACGGTCGTCGAGTCGATGCGCGGGAGCTCGCATCGAGGTACGGCGTGCCGCTGGAGCTGGTGCCTGTCACCATCGGTGATGCGCCGGCGAACGACGTCGACAGGGCCGACGACATTGCGGAGGCTGCGCAATGAGGCGTCGCGACGTCTTCGCGAAACGCGGCCTGCTCGCGATGCGGGCGGACATGTGGGGGCTCGCTTTCGAGGTCGAGACCGAGCGGCCCAGTTACGACCTCGTCGGGAACGCTGCGATCGTCACCATCGATGGCCCGCTTACTCACCACCGTGAGTGGTGGTGGGACTCCTACGACGAGATCAAGGAGCGTGTGCAAGCGGCGCTCGCGAGCCCAGCGAGCACGGTGGTTCTGCGCATCAATTCCCCGGGCGGTGAGGTCTCCGGCTGCTTCGAGACTGCACGCGAGCTTCGTGAGATAGCGTCGCTCGCCGGGAAACAGCTCGTCGCGTACGCGGATGGTCTCGCGGCGAGTGCCAGGGTACGCGCTCGCTTGTGCCGCGTCGAGGATTTACCTCTCCGAGACGAGCTTCGTCGGCAGCATCGGCGTCATGACCACGCTGTTCGATGCTGTCGGCATGAACGAACAGCTTGGGCTCCGTTACGAGGTCATCGCGAGCGGCAAGCGAAAGCGCGACGGCAATCCGAACGTCCCGATCTCGGAGGCGGCGATCGCTGCGGCGCAGAAGCAAGTCGACGACCTGGCCGCGATCTTCTTCGGACTCGTGTCCGAGACACGAGGCCTCGACGTCGAGGCGATCGCTGCTCTCGAAGCTGGGATCCTACTCGGGAGACAGGCTGTCAGCGCTGGGCTCGCCGATGGCGTGATGACGTTCGATGCCCTGCTCGAGTCGCTCTCGAGCAGTTCCAACGAGGCGTCACCTGGCGCCGAAAACGAGGGAAACATGACCTGGAAGGACGCCTTGAAGAAGGCTGCGGAAGATGGCGACGAGGAGGCCAAGAAGGCGCTCCGAGCGCTCGAGGACGAAGAGGAGAAGAAGGACGACGAGCCGTCGTCCGAGGACTCCGAAGAGGAGAAGGACGCCGAGGAGGAAGAGAAGCGCGAGGAGGCTCGTGCACACGTCGCCGTCGACGCGAAGGCGATCGAGAGGATCGTCGATGCGAAGATCGCGGCAGTCGCCGAAGCGACCGAACGCGACCGGCTCCTGGCCGCCCGGAAGGACCTGCCCGAGCAGTTCCTCGCGACGCTGAAGGACAAGCCGCTGTCGTTCGTGCGCGAGGCGCTCGCCGCGCTTCCGGTGGCTCCTCGTCGCAACCCGGCGGCGGACCTCACGCCGAAGGCGACGCGCGGCGACGGTCAGGGCAGCGGCATGATCATGACTCCCGAGGANCAGCGCATCGCCGACGAGATGGATCGGGCGATGGGGCTGAAGGCCAACGGATACCGCGCGCCGTACCGNCGTGANGANGGCGCGTTCGTCCACCCCATCAACCGCCCGTCTGACGTGCGGGCTCACCGNTCCGCGCATGCGGAGAACAAGGAGGCCTGATCATGGCGGCTCTGGATAAGGAGAGGCGCGGCTCGATCCGCAAGGTGCGCTACGACAAGCGGCCGCTCGCTGCGAGCGTGAAGGCGTTCAAGGGCGCGGTCGCCGCGTGCGACGCCGACGGGTTCTACTGTCCGGCGACTGGTGACCCCGACGAGGTCGTGGTCGGCCGATTTGCGGAGACGGTCGACAACACCAACGGCAGCGACGGCGCGGTCTTCGCCAACATCGACTTCCTTCGAGACCGGACGCTGTTGCTCGAGGTGAACGACTCGGGCACACCAGTAACGATCGCAGATCGCGAGCGCCCCTGCTATCAGCTCGACGATCAGACCGTCACCGGCGACGACACGAAGTCCTTCGCCGGCATCGTCTACGACGTCACGAGCGAGGGCGTCTGGGTGGAGTTCCCCTCCGGTCCGCGCGGGCCGCAGGGACCCGAAGGGACCTGAGGAGATAGGACGCCATGAGGATTACTCCGACGTGGATTCACAACTTCGAGACGCGTCTGAACACGCTGATCGACGGCTCGAGTGAGCGCATCACGCGCAATCTGTTCTGGGACAAGGTCATGGATCTGAAGGAGAGCGTCACCGGAAAGGAGCTCTTCTTCTGGCTGATCGAGTCCGCGAAGCTCTATCGCGAGGGCCAGGGCGGAAACAAGCGATACGACGATCTCGCTGCGACCTACTTCGAGATCGTCAACGAGGACATCGGCGCTGGTCTCGTTCTCACGAAGAACGAGATCCAGGACAACATGATGGCGGCTCCCGAGCTCCGCGGCATGCCTGCACTCGACTACGCGGCGTCGTGGGCGCGGCAGATGGGAGCGCTCGCAGCTCGGTGGCCGCAGGATGTCATGTTCGANCTGCTCGCCGCTGGAGAGACNGCGANCGGATACGACGGCGTNGCTTTTTTCTCGACGTCGCATCCCGTCGATCCGTTCAACGCTGGCGCTGGGACGTACGCGAACCTTCTCACGAGTTCGGCGTCCGGCGACTACCCCGGCGCGTGTCCGATCGACTCGACGAACGCTGCGCAGCTCGATACTGCGGCAAACAACTTCGCGAAGGCCGTGGCCTACGTGCAGGGCCTCAAAGGCCCCAACGGCAAGCCGCGAAACCTCACCGTGAAGTACGCGATGGCCGGAGTCGGACTCCGGAAGCGCCTGCACGAGATCCTCGATACGAAGTACCTCGGCGTGAGCAACATCGAGAACGTGGTCTCGAGGTACGGCATCGAGCCGATCATCGCGAGCGAGCTCTCTGCGAGCGACACCTCTTACTACCTGATCTGTGAGTTCATGCCCGGCGAGGGTGGACCACTCGTCTTCCAGAAGCGCGAGGACTTCGTCCTGTCGTCGTACGCTCCGTACAACGAGGTCGAGCTCCAGCGTCGGAAGGAGTTCGAGTGGACCTACGACGGCCGCAGCGCTGGCTCGTACGGACATCCGTACATGATCTTCAAGGTCAAGGCGAGCTGACGTCTGACGGCGGTCGCGGGAGACTCCAAGTGCCGCTCACCGGTTCGTATCTCGATCGTGATGAGCTCGCAGCGCGCGTCGGACCCGCGCAGGCGGCGCTCGTGCGCGGCGACTTCATCGACCCGACTGGGGCCTTCACCGACCCGGTGATGGTCGCTCGTCGCAACGAGTGGCGTGCGTTCGTCGACGCGGAGCTCGTGACGTGCTCGGCGACGATCAACGATCGACTTCGGAAGCGATACGACGCGCCGTTTGACCCGCCGGTGCCGGCGATCGTTCTTCGATGGCTCGTCGCTCTGGTCATCCCGAAGCTGTACGAGGGTCGCGGATGGGATCCATCCGACGCGCAAGCTCAGT